AATTTATCAAAAACTTTACTTTCCAACCCGTGTTCCATCACAAGTTGTTTATTGACTCTAAATCCTTGAAGTTCAAGATGTCCCATCGCACATTTAGATGATGACTTTTGAATCATCTTTAGAGTATTCTCTTCATTTTCTTGATTAATCCAAGGTATAAAAAGAACATTCAATTTATCAAGTTTAACTTCTATTGGTTCAGAATATACAGTTACATTGTCATACTCACGAAGCAATAAATCCACAGCATTCACTTCATTAGTGTTTTTGTAGTATGCAGTATGATTACCAACAATTGTATGAACAGTCACTCCCATTTGTTGGAGTCTATCATAATAATTATTTTTTGCCCAAGAAAGAGCAGAAAAATCAATACCTTTACGACTATCAAAAGTATCACCCATATCAATAACTGTAGTAATCCCGTACTGTTCCAGTGTCGGGAAAAATACATTATTATAAAACTTTAAAAAATAATCGTGAAAGAGTTTAGAATTCTTTCGTGCTCCAAAGTGCTGATCGGTGATAATAGCGACTTTCATTCAGTATCTGAGTTTTGAGTGAATGTTATCCTTGATGCTATTGTAGTCGCTGTAGTTGGATCCGTCAAGGCTATTGTCCTCAAATACTTCCGAGAACCCAGATCTCTCGAGAATTTTGTTTTTGATTTCTAGCTGGCGCTTCTCTCTTTGAATACGACGAAGAAAAGCATAGTGAATAATTTGAGTGAAGTATGCAAAAGGATTTTGAGACTTCTCTGGATTGAAGTTATGAATATACTGAACACAATTTTCAATACCATCAGAAATCATATCTTCCTTGAACATATAGTTCACGAAGTTTGGCTTGAAGGATAAGTGATTAGCAATCTTCAGAAAACACTCTCCAATGTAGCGTGGAATGGGAGGCTTTGGTTTTCCTTGAATCTCTGCAATTTCTTTATCTTCACGATATTTGACAAGTGCTGCAAGAAAATCTTTATTATTGACGTAATGCTCTGACCTTTTTCTTTTGGTCATAATTGCTGTGGTTATCATAAATTCTTATCATTATTATGTAGAGATTATAACACTTTCATATGTACTTGACAAGGCATTCGAAAGTGTGTACAATAACCTTTGTCAGGGTTGAAACGATTGTACTATCTAAGTTTAAAGATCTTTTCTAAAATCTCTTTAGCATCATTTACGTTTGCTAGATATCCCATTCTACGATTAATTTTTGAATGATTGCCTTCTTTTTTTGATTGACGAAGATAATTTTGATACATTATAATCATGTCAATATCTGAGGATTCTGTCATTGTAAGTATATCTTCTAATTTTAAAATAAATAAATCTTCTGTTGTTGTTTTTAACCATGGTTCTAACTTATAACCAACAACTCCAAATTTACTACTTTTAATTTCAGATATAATTACAGGATTTGAAACAATCAATAAAGTTCTATCTTCTTCTTCAGAAGCTGCCACCTTCGCAAAGATTTCCTCTCCGGTTTTTAATTTAACTGTTGCATAAAAATCTTCTTCTATCATTGATTCTTCTTTTGAATGAGATAGTTTCCTATTACCAAAATATCAATGTCCATATTTAAAAAAGCATTAATTGCATCATTTGGAGTTTCAACTATTGGTTGCCCATTATCGTTGAAGGATGTATTTAATAATATAGGAGTTCCAGAAATATCATAATATTCCTTTAAAAGAATAGTTACTTCTGGATTTAAATTTTCATTAACTGTTTGTATTCTACAACTATTATCTTCATGAGTAATTGATTCCAATTCACAAATTTTATTTTTCTTTACTGTTTGTGAATATAGCATGTATGGATTTTTGAATCCTTCTTCAAAGTATTCCGACACATATTCTTCTAGAACAATTCCCGCAAAAGGTCTCCAATATTCTCTATGTTTTATTCTAGAATTTATTATATCCTTATTTTGTTTATTTTTTGGATTCATTAATAATGATCTAGATCCTAAAGCCCTGGGTCCAAGTTCTGATCTATTTTGAAACCACCCAACAATTTTATTTTCATGTAAATATTTAGATGTTAATTTACATAACTCATTAAAACAATTATAATACTCAAAAGTAATTTTAAAATTATCGATAGAATTTTTTATTTCTTCATTGGAATAGGATTTTCCTAACAATGATAAATTTTGCGGAAGTTTAATTTCTTGATCATTTTTATATAATGAAAAACAAGCAGCACCAAAAGCTAAACCACAATCACTAGTGAATGGTGGAATATGTATATTTTTTACAATATTTTCTTTCAAAATTTTTGAATTTGCTAAAATATTTAAAAATATTCCTCCAGACAAACATAAGTTTTCCTCCAAATAAGAATTTTTTTTCAATTCTTTGAGATATTCTATTAATCCATTTTCAAAATTTTTCTGAATAAATGCAGATTTATCTTCTGGACTCAAATTTATAATTTGATTTAAATATGGATTGTTTACCATATGTGGATTAGATATGAACTGAATTGCAGGAATTCCTTCATATGTCAATTTGTAATCTTTAAAGTCAATAATTGGATTCCCATATGCAGATAATCCCATTATTTTTCCACAATAAGTTTCCCTATATTTTGGATCTGCAAAAACAATATTTTTTTTAATTTTTTCACAATAAGCACTGTGAGCCCAACTCAAATAATATGTTCCAAAATTATTATATGAAGGTATTGATGGAAAAAATCTAAATATTTTCTTTTTTTTATTAAAATAACCAATAGAAGACTGCTCAAATCCAACAATATTTCCTACAACATTTTTGAAAAGTGATCCGGATCCATCTAAAGTTATAAAAGATCCTTCATTAAAATTTGAAGAAAAAACGGAAGCTGCTGCATGGCACATGTGGTGAGATGTACTTTCAAATTTGGCATTTGTAAAAATATTTTCTAAAACTAATTTTATTTTATTATTTTCATAATATTGATAAAATTTTTCTGATGATGATGACGGAAAACAAACAACATCAATATCTTCTGGAAAAATATTTGCATAATTTAAACAATAATTTATGGAGTTTTCTGGAAATTGACCATCATATTTGATTTTTGTCAATCTTTCTTCGTGTATACTTACAATATGATTTCCATTACAGAAAAGAGTAGCCCCCGCATCATGAACCCAATCTTCTGGGTTTTCTTTTGGATTCCATCCAAAACTTCCATATATTCCTAAAATATTCATAGTTTTTATTTTAAATTTATTGTAATTATATTATAATTAAAATTTTCTTCATTGTAAATTTTAATTCTTTCAATTAAATGATTTAAAGTATAATTTTTTCTTGACTTGTATGAACAATCATCAGCAATGTCGTATAAAGTTGCTTTTACTTTATCTTTTCCTTTTCTAAGAACTCGTCCAATGCTTTGAAGATTGCGAATTCTTGATTTACTAGGGGAGGCAAAGATAACGTTATGGAGATTTTTAATATTGATACCAGTAGAAAAAGTTCCATAAGAAGCAACAATAATTGCGTTGTTTTCTCTTTCTGTAATCTCTCTAACTAATTCTCTTTCTTCAGCATCTACTCCACCATGTACAAAAAATACTTTACGATCATCTTGCTTATTGCTATTTATCTTTTCATAGAGTATAGCTCCATGTGCCTCCACTCTAGAAAAAAGAATTAGTGTATTTCCTTTTAAATCTAAAGCAAGATTTTGAATGAATTTATTTCTCCTTTCATGTGATATTAAATATTGAATTTCATCCTCATAGGTTTCAAATTTTTGTGGTGGATGTTTGAGAACTAGACACTGGATGTTAAGTTGGGATAAATGTCCTTGTCTCATCAATTCATCAGTTTTTGTAACCTTGTATGATGGACCAAATAATCCCTCAAGTACCCATTTATGAGTCTGTGTTCCATCCAAAGTTCCAGTAAAACCAAAACGATATTTTGCGTGATGAAGTTTAGTCATAATTTGTATCAGTGATTTGCTCTTGAATAAATGAGCTTCGTCACCTATAATGACACCATACTCTTCAAAAAATGAACGTTCCAGCTTATATACAGATTGCCAGGTTGTAATCGTAACTGGATATTCATTTGTTCTTTCTCTTCCAGAATAAATGCGATGACAATATGACTCAGCATCCCAACCATAATCCTGAAAATCCTTGTACATTTGTTCTACCAGACTTGTCGTGGGAACAACTAAAAGTATTTTTTCGTTCCTATCAACATAGTATCTCACTAACGAATAAATCATCAGAGATTTGCCTGATGCAGTGGGACTTATCAATAGCTTTCGATTATGTCTTAGAGCATCGTATACTCCCTCTACTTGATACGGCCGAGGAGTATGAACGCAAATAGATTGCATATAATCTTTAACACCTTCTAAAGATATTCCTTCATTAATCTCAAAAGGTTGCCCGTAAAATTTATTTTCTTCAAACTCGTAAGTGTAATTATATTGCTTACAGAAAGCAACAATTTTATCCAACAATCCAACATAGATTTGCTTAGATCTTGTGTCATATAAATGAATTTCTCCATTCCAATTTCTACCACGATACTGTGGCATAAACTTTGCATTTGGAACATCGAATTTAAAGTGATCTCTTAACTCATATTCAATATGAGGTTCTGTTTTAATTTTAAGAAATACTTCGTTTGATTTTGATATTACAAGATTTGCTGTT